GAAAAAGCGTTCATACGTTTTCCAAGGTTTGGTTGTAACTGATCCTATCGGTGGCGAAACACCAGAAAATCCAGTTCGTAGGTTTATCATTGGACCACAAATCTTCAAGTTATTGAAGGCGGCTCTAATGGACCCAGATATGGATAATATGCCAACTGATTATGAAGCGGGCACCGACTTCCGTCTTACTAAGACGCAAAAAGGTCAATACGCAGATTATTCAACTTCAAGTTGGTCTCGCAAAGAACGTTCACTGAATGAAGACGAACGTGCGATAATTGAAACTCATGGTCTTTTTGACTTGAATGATTATATGCCAAAACGTCCAACTTCAGATGATATGAAAATTATCACAGAAATGTTCGAAGCATCAGTTGATGGTGAACTATATGACCCTGCTCGTTGGGGACAGCATTATAAACCTTACGGTTTAGATGTTCCTATGGTTAACTCAGCATCAACTACTACAACTGCTCCTGCTCCAAAAGTAGAAGAAGTTAAAGTAGTGGCTCAGACTCCTACAACACCAACACCCACACCGACTTCAGCACCAGAAGTAGCAGAAACTACGACTGATGCACCAAAGTCCGATGCGGCAGATATCTTAGCAATGATTCGTAGTAGAAAAACTGACTAAGTAAATCGACACTAGTGTGGGGAGTAAATCTCCCCATACTTTTATAATACATTAGGAGAATACGATGGCAAGAGCCTTTGATGCGAGTAAATTTCGCAAATCTATAACAAAATCTGTTCCTGGTATGAGTGTTGGTTTTAGAGACCCAGACACTTGGATATCAACAGGAAACTATACATTAAATAAACTTATCAGTGGAGAATTTCAAAGAGGTATTCCACTAGGTAAGGTAACAGTCTTTGCAGGCGAAAGTGGTGCAGGCAAATCATTTGTTGCCGCGGGCAACATTGTAAAAAATGCACAAGACCAAGGAATTTTTGTAGTACTAATCGATAGTGAAAATGCGTTAGATGAAACGTGGTTACACGCACTCGATGTAGATACTACACCAGAAAAACTACTAAAATTAAACGTAGCAATGATTGATGATGTTGCTAAAATCATTTCAGACTTTATGAAAGGTTACAGAGAAGACCACGGAGATACTGACCACTCAGAACGTCCAAAAGTTTTGTTTGTGATTGATAGTCTAGGAATGATGATGACCCCAACCGATGTTGACCAGTTCAATAAGGGAGACATGAAAGGTGACATGGGTCGTAAACCAAAAGCACTAGCATCATTAGTACGTAATAGTGTTAATATGTTTGGTGACTATAATGTAGGTTTAGTTGCAACAAATCACACATATGCATCGCAAGATATGTTTGACCCAGACGATAAGATATCAGGTGGTCAAGGATTTATATATGCAAGTTCAATTGTGGTAGCAATGAAGAAACTTAAGTTAAAAGTAGATGCAGACGGAAATAAAACATCACAAGTACACGGCATCAGAGCCGCGTGTAAAGTGATGAAGACACGATACTCAAAACCATTTGAGTCTGTTCAAGTTGAGATTCCCTATGAAACAGGAATGTCACCATATTCTGGATTAGTTGAATTCTTTGAAGCAAAAGGATTACTAGTCAAGCAAGGTAACAGATTAAAATATATAACAAAGAAGGGCGATGAAATGATTGAATTCCGTAAGAATTGGTCAAATGAAAAACTTGATGTTGTTATGAGCGAATGGAATGAAGAGAATCTTGATGCTGAAAAGCATGAGTTGGAACAAAAAAAATCTGATGGATTATCCGAAGAAGTTTAACGTTGGAATATATAAATACAGTACTCTTGCAAGGTAGACTAGAGAACTACTATTAATACAACACTACGGAGAGGGGTGGAATGGAATCAGAATTACTTTACGAACTATGGGAAACCCTAATATCTTATATTCCTGTGAAAGATCGATTAGAGGCAGGGGAAGTTTTTATTAAGATGTTAGATGATTTAGGTATGAGTCCCGATGATATTGAGGTATTAATCGATGGCGATAATACACTACAGGCCGCACTAGATGTGTACTTTGAAGAAGAAAATGATAATGATGATGATGACTGGGACTAATGAATTGGTATAGCAAAATAGTAACTGACTGGAGTGAAATTCCAAACTGTATTCAATTTTTTGAAAGTGAAATCTTGGATGCTAAAAAAGAAGTAAAGATACAAGGAAACATCGAAAAGAACGCAACATATCTACCTGCATATGTTGAATTGCGTTTTGGTCAATTACAAGAAATCGAGGCCATACTGGAACATCTAAATATTACGTTACGTAAAAAGAGAAGTCAATACTTAAGAAAATATTTAGAGAATTATAATAAAGTATTGAGTAGCAGAGATGCTGAAAAGTACGCAGATGGCGAAGATGAAATTGTTGCGGTTGGTGAATTGATTAATCAAGTAGCACTTGTAAGAAATCAATATCTAGGAATAACAAAGGGTTTTGAAATAAAACATTTCCAACTGTCAAACATTATTAAGTTAAGAGTAGCAGGCATGGAAGATTCAGAAATAAACACATATTAGGGATGAGGTTATAATGGCTAGTATTCAAATAGTTAAACGAAACGGAGAAAAAGAAGATTTAGACTTAGAAAAAATGCACAAAGTTGTGTTTCAGGCATGTAATAGTATTAATAATGTGTCTGCTAGTGAAGTTGAATTAAAATCGCATATTCAATTCTACAATGGAATGACAAGCAGTGAAATTCAAGAAACACTAATCAAAGCGGCAGCCGAATTAATATCAGAAGAATTACCAAACTATCAATGGGTTGCTGGAAATCTAATCAATTATCACATTAGAAAAGAAGTATATGGTGATTTTGAACCATGTCGTATCTTAGAGTTAGTTAATAAGAATGTTGAATCTGGATTTTATGATAAAGCATTACTAGAAGATTACTCAGTAGAAGAATGGGAAAAGATTAATGCTTTTATCAAACATGAAAGAGATTTTGACATTACATATGTCGGAATGGAACAGTTTCGAGGCAAATATTTAGTTCAGAATAGAGTTACAAAACGAATTTATGAAACACCACAAATGGCATATGTGTTAATTGCGGCAACATTATTCAGCAAATATCCAGAAGAAGAAAGATTAAAATGGGTTAAAGATTATTATGATGCAATTAGTACTTTTGATATCTCATTACCGACTCCTGTTATGGCAGGCGTTCGCACTCCACAACGACAATTCAGTAGTTGTGTATTGATTGAAACAGACGATTCACTAGATTCAATCAATGCTACAACTAGTTCTATAGTCAAATATGTCTCTCAGAAAGCAGGAATTGGGATTGGCGCAGGAAATATTCGTGCTATTAATTCACCAATCAGAAATGGTGATGCTAGTCATACAGGAGTAGTTCCATTTTATAAAATGTTTCAAGCAGGAGTAAAATCTTGTTCTCAAGGTGGAGTTAGAGGCGGAGCCGCAACATTATATTATCCAGTTTGGCACTATGAAGTAGAAGACTTACTTGTATTAAAGAATAATAAGGGTACAACAGATAATCGTGTTCGACATATGGACTATGGTGTTCAATTCAATAAACTTATGTATGAACGTCTAATGGCAGGGGAAAACATTACATTGTTCTCACCACAGGATGTTCCTGGTTTATATGAAGCATTCTTCAATGACCAAGATAAGTTCCGTGAACTTTATGAACAAGCAGAACGTAAAACCTCTATTCGTAAGAAAACAGTTTCAGCAATTGACTTATTTTCGTCATTTATGACTGAACGCAAGAATACAGGTCGAATCTATCTACAAAATGTAGACCATGCTAATGACCACAGTTCATTCGATTCGAAAGTGGCACCAGTCAAACAATCAAATCTATGTTGTGAGATTACTCTTCCAACTAAGCCACTAAACAGTGTAGTTGATGAAGAGGGCGAAATTGCTCTCTGTACACTAAGTGCCATCAATTGGGGAAATATTAGAAGTCCAGAAGAATTTGAGAAACCTTGTGAGTTAACAGTCAGAGGACTCGATGCGTTACTAAGTTATCAGAACTATCCAATAATTGCAGCCGAGTTAGCAACAGTTAATAGGAGACCTTTGGGTGTAGGCATTATAAATTTTGCGTATTGGCTGGCAAAAAATGATATGAATTATACTGATACTAACTTAGAGTTAGTTGACGAGTGGGCAGAAGCATGGAGTTATTATCTCATTAAAGCATCAAACGTATTAGCACAAGAGAGAGGACCTTGTCCTAAGACAGACGAAACAAAATACGGACATGGTATTGTACCAATTGATACTCGTAAGAAAGAGATTGATGAACTAGTTCCTCATAAAGAAAGAATGGATTGGAAATCTCTTAGAGAAGACCTTAAAGAATTCGGAATAAGAAATTCAACATTAATGGCTTTAATGCCAGCAGAAACGTCAGCACAGATTTCAAATTCCACAAATGGAATAGAACCACCACGTAGTCTTGTTAGTGTTAAACAATCAAAGCATGGAGTGTTAAAGCAAGTCGTTCCTGGTATTCATAAACTAAAAAACAAGTATGAACTTCTCTGGGACCAAGAATCTCCAGAAGGATATCTAAAGATTATGGCAGTATTACAGAAGTATATTGACCAAGGTATCTCAGTTAATACAAGTTATAATCCTGTACATTATGAAGATGAGAAGATTCCAATGTCAGTGATGTTACAGCATCTTATTATGTTTTACAAGTATGGTGGTAAACAATTGTATTATTTCAATACATTTGATGGGCAAGGTGAAATAAATCTTGATGGTGATTTAATGGATAAAAATGAAGAACTAGAGACGGGTTCTCTAATCGATGATGAGGATTGTGACAGTTGCACAATATAGAGGATATAGCATGACCATTTTTAATGCAAAAAATAAACAAGACCACACAACAGCAAAAGCATTTTTAGATCCATCTGGCGGTGTAGCAATTCAACGTTTTGACACATTAAAGTATAAACAGTTTGATAAACTTGTTGAGAAGCAATTAGGTTTCTTTTGGAGACCAGAAGAAGTAGATATCCATAAAGATGCTAACGATTTTAAACTTCTTACAGAGCATGAACGCCATGTATTCACTAGTAATTTAAAAAGACAAATCTTATTAGATAGTGTACAAGGTCGTGCGCCTAGTGAAGCATTTGGACCACTTATTAGTATTCCAGAACTAGAAGCATGGACTACAACTTGGACATTTAGTGAAACAATTCACAGCCGCAGTTATACACATATTATTCGTAATGTGTATGCTAATCCTAGTGAAATCTTTGATGATATTATGGATATTAAAGAGATTGTAGATTGTGCTGGTGATATCAGTAAAAACTATGATGAACTGATTGACCTTACATTAAAGTATCAATTACTAGGTAAAGGAAATCATACAGTTAATGGTAAAAAAGTTGAAGTTGATTTGTATGAAATTAAAAAATCACTCTATAAGACTCTTATGAGTGTAAATATTTTAGAAGGTGTTCGTTTTTATGTATCATTTGCGTGTAGTTGGGCATTTGCTGAACTTAAAAAGATGGAAGGCAATGCTAAACTTATTAAGTTAATTGCACGAGATGAAAATTTACATTTAGCATTTACGCAATCACTTCTAAAGATTTTACCTAAAGATGATAAAGATTATAAAAAAATCGCAAAGGAAACAGAGGAAGAATGCGTTCAAATGTTTGTAGATGCAGTTGAACAAGAAAAAGAATGGGCTGATTATCTATTCAAAGATGGCTCAATGATTGGTTTAAACTCCCAATTACTAGGTGATTACATTGAATGGATTTGTCGCAAACGTATGATTGCTGTTAATCTAAAATGTCCATATGTTGTTCCACAAATGAATCCTCTACCTTGGACTCAGAAATGGATTGCTGGTGGCGATGTACAAGTAGCACCACAAGAAACAGAAATAACCTCCTATATCACTGGCGGAGTAAAACAAGACGTGTCAGATGATACATTTAATCACTTAACACTATGATTGAATTAGATAAAATTGGAAAAATAGATTACGAAGTTAAAGATTTTGTTGCGTTGACACCACATAATGATGCACATTTTTGTTTGGTGCCTAGAAACGTTGACCAGAAAAGTATTTTGAAATTACAAAAGATTATGATGGATATTGGTAATGCTAACATATCTAGTGGAGTATGTAAGCAGTATAAGACGACAATGAAGTTTGTCGATGACCATCCAATCGTAGAAATCCACTTAACAAAGGAGAAAGATATGACAAAAATGGGCTTAGAATTTAATGCGTGGATACAAGATATCTGGATGGAGCATTTAGATGAGAAATTGATGTGGAGAGAGAAGGTAGATTACACTCAAGACGAGTGGCGTAAAAAGAATTTAGAATTCTTAACTAATAGATTTCAAGAAGAGGTTAGACAACTTCCATCTGAAGTAAAACAAAGAGCAAGAGCAATAGACGGATTTGGTGAGTAGTGAAAATCATTCTTGCCACGGGTGGCTTTGACCCGATACATTCTGGTCATATTGAATTTTTTAAAAATGCTAAAGAATTAGGCGATATGTTACTTGTCGGTATTAATTCTGATGAATGGTTAGAACGCAAAAAAGGCAAATCTTTTATGCCTTGGAACGAACGTATTGCTATCATAAACAATCTGCAAATGGTAGACGAAGTATTTACGTTCATGGACGATGATGACTCTGCTATAAATTTTATAAAACAAATTAAAGCACATTATCCAAAAGATAAACTAATTTTTGCTAATGGTGGTGATAGAACAGCAGACA